CGTAAGCAGATTGTGCCGCCGGGCTTTCTACTAGGTTAATAATAGCATTGTGATATGAATCTTCTAAAGATTCTGTTGGAACTACTAGGCAATAATATGCATCGCCTGGCAACGTCCTGTAAGCAACAAGAACTTTTTTCTTGGTGCTTTTAATTCTACCTACATGTTTTAAATTTTGCATAATTATGCCTCCGGTTGACCAGCGGCTGCTTTTGCTGCTTTTGCAGCCTCTGCTTGTTTTGCTACATTGTCTAGGAACGCAGTTAATTTATTATAAGTGGTTCCAACAACTGCCATTTCGTTTGGCTTGAATGCACCTCGAGAGCTAGCAATGTCAATAATAACTTTCATTGCATTTAAATCGTTTAGACTTAGATCTAAGTCTTCTTTTTCAGGTGCTTGAGTAGTTGTTTCGTTCATTAATTACTCTCCCTTGAACTCGTAAGTTCCTTCGACCTTAGTTTCTTCGGTTTTTTCTTCTTCCTTAGGCATTAGTGTTGCTAAGAATGTTTTGAGTTTATCGTACAATGCACCAGCGGCACTTAGTTCATCTGCACGAAACGCACCGCGTTGTGTAACCACATCGATCAAGTTAGCAATATCTACTAAATCTTGTACGTTGAGTACTTCAACAGGTACCGCAATTTTGTCATCAGTTTGCGTTTGATTTTCTACAGTATCAGTCATGGTTTCTCCTTATTCGAACTGCTTATTAATTATCTGGATTGAAAATAAGGACACGCAATCGTGAAAAAGCTAAGTTCTTTCTCGCTTTCAAATCCAATGCGTGTAGTATAGATTATAGTATTAGTGTTATCTAATGAAATACTTTGCCCAATATAATATCTGTGATTAAGATTCTTCTTAATCCACGAATCTAGTTGCCTTACTAGTAAAGGGCTAAATTTTTCTATAGAAATATATTTAAAATGCGGTGCGGCAAACCCAACTTTCCTTACATCAAAATAATTTAAAAAGTTAGGCTTGCCATTTTTTAGAGCCATTAAGCGTGTTCCTTGACTTCTTCATAATATGCATATTCGCCAAACGGAGGAACAACAGTATTGTTTCCGTGAATGATGAATACAGTATCGCAGTAAAGCTCATCTCCCCAGCTACCAAACGGGTATCCGTCAGTGAACATAATAAACTTTTTAGGGTTAATATCGTGTTCTTTCATGTATACCCAGTTGGCATCGAACTCAGTACCGCCGCCTCCAGTGGGTTGATAATCTAAAAATTCGTCCATGTTATAGCCATCGAAGTCTGCTTCGTTGTATACTTCTGTATCAAAGCACCAAACTTTAATTTTGAAATCTTTGTATTCTTCCATAATACCTTTAATTTCAGTCATGAAGTCTTTGGCTTGTTCGTCACCAATAGAACCAGACATATCAATTGCTATACAAATATCGATTGTTTCTTGGAATTGCTGACCCGGAAGAATAGCATTCATGTGCCAACCTTTACGGTTAGGACGCATAAAGCTAAAGTCATTTTTAATAGTGCTTTGGATTTGCTGGCGCAAAATTTCACGCCAATTCATCTTAGGCTCAGTAAGTTCCTTGATCATTCGTTGTACGCTAGCAGGAACATTTCCTGCACCCGCAGCCTGCGCGGCCTGCATTGTAGCTTCACGAATTTCGTCACGAATTTGTTTAAGTTCTTCCTTAGAATACTTAGGACGTCCGTTGCCTTTATCTTCACCCCAGTCGATATGATCGTCAAGGAGTTCGCCCAATGCCTTGAGGCTTTCTTCGTCGTGCTTCTCAAAGATATCGTCGTATACTTGTTCTGCACTCCAGCCATAGTATTTTGGATCGTGGAAGATTTTGATATCGGGCATATTGTGGTCGCCGATCTTATCTCGTACAATTTGGCCGTTAACGCAATAGTCTGCCGCGGCGTTAAAAATACGAGGATCGCGACCCTCACGACGCGATAAGTGATCAAAAACGTTGTGCAAGATTTCGTGTGCAATAACGAATTCAACTTGTTTGACGCTTAGTTTTTCAAAAAATTCTCTGTTGAAGAAAATGGTGCGCCCGTCTGTTGCGGCAGTTGGGCACCATTCGGTGCATTCTTCAATTTTAAGACGTGTCGCCATGTTTCCAAAGAAAGGATGGCGTAGCAAGAGTCCAACTCGTGCTACAATAATTTTATCGATAATTGGATCTTGGTGTGACATTCTAGCTCCTTTTGTATATGTATATAGTATAACACCGCCCGGGGGCGGTGTCAAATGGTGCTAAACCAAATTATTTTTCAGTAGCGGCCGCAATGTACTTGCCAAACTTAGCGTGGAAATCATCAAAACACTTAATTTCGTCCGGATCCAACGGAAGTTTGTATTGGCTAAGTGCAAGTTTAGTGCCCATAATAACCAGCTCAGTTTCGAAATTATTCATCATAAATTCGAAAAAGCAATTAACTTGATCATTCCAATCTTTAACATTCTTATCACAAGCATCCTTCAATTCGTAGCACAGGCTGACAGTCAAAGAGTACATAGCAGAAATCTCTTTGGATTCCATCTTTTTAACCTTGCCCTTAAGGATGTCAGAAGGATCAGGCAGTTTGCTAGCAATCTTACGATGTGCCATAAATTTAATAGCAAGGCCCTCGCCGACTGCACCTGAAACAAGATCAGTAAGAGTGTCTGTATCGGTGTCATCGTCATCGAGCAATTCGCTTACAAACGCCCAAGAACGGGGAGTAGCAAACGCACGTGAGCTAGACTTAGGATCAAAGTCGTACAGATCCTTCTTGCTAAAAGTTAGGAAACCTACAACGTCTTTATGGGTCTTATTTTCAGTAGCCCACTCAAACCAGTCATCCCAATCAATAGCCATTTCCAAGTGAACAAAACGATTAGCCAACGGAGCAGGCATACGATAAGTAACACCTTTGTCGCTTTCACGATTGCCGGCAGCTACCAACACTACATTGTCTGGAAGCTCGTAAGTGCCAACACGGCGATTTAGAACCAGCTGATAAGCCGCCGCCTGTACAGCAGGAGCCGCAGAGTTCATCTCGTCCATAAACAGGATAATTTGCTTATGATTTTTAGCAAACTCTTTGCCAGGCAGTTCGCTAGGAGGTGCCCAACGCATAGTGCTGTCGTTGGAATCAAAATACGGAATACCTTTAATATCAGTAGGTTCCCACAAGCTCAAACGAACATCGATAACATGAGCATCGAGTTCGGTACCAAGCTGTTTAATAATATCGGATTTACCAATTCCGGGAGGCCCCCACAAGAAAATTGGACGCTTACTCTTAAATGCCTTACGCAGGGACTTTTTAGCGTTCTTGGGTCCTACGGTGCGGCTAACAACTTCTGCCATTTTATTTCCTTTAAAAGTTAGGGGGTTGTTGTGTAGTTGATGTGTTAATTATACGGGAGAATTAGGCAGAAGTCAACTAGTTTTTAGTCGCTTTTTTCCATTTTGGATAACTCTTTTTGGCGCTCGTTCATTGCTTTTACTAGACCAAATTTTCGAATGTCGTCCGAAAACAACATTAATTCAAAACTTTTTCTTTCCGAAAATACAGTAATACTTTGGGTAGTCAAATAATACGGGCAATCTATATATCTTTCCAAAAAGACAATAGTTTGAGGACTAAGTTCTATTGGCTCTGTAAATGGTATTTCATATTCTCGTAGCCCTAGTTTGGACACCAAAAACTCGTATCCTTTGTCGCTTAGTCGAAAAGAGTTTTTACCGGACCTGTTTGATTGCCACCATGTTCTATTGTACATAGATAAATTGGCATTATCCGTGCTCTTACCCCATTGCTGTAAAAAAATTTTGGTAAGAGCATCTCTAGAAATCATTTTACAATTTCGCCTTGTGTAAGTTTAACAACTTGAAAATCCTCGCATCCAAAAGTAAGATTTAACTTTTTGGCTAGATTGTGGGCATGACCAGGATTACTAAAACTAACCTTTTTGTATTTAGGACCTGGATAGCTTGTTAGATTGTTAAAACTTTTGAGATTAAAAGGTTCGCTTTTATAGAAAACAGCCCAAATGGCTTCTGCTTCTAAAATCTGCTCAGCTTTATAAGTTTTTTTATTAACGTGCTCTAAAAGCACTTTAGGTTTAGGTCTGCTCATATGCGTATCCAAATAATATACGCATATATTTATCATTATTTGTCGTCGAATCCACCACCATCCATAGTTACATTAATAACTTCAGATCCTTGGTTTTTACGCATTTCGTTGAGTAATGACTCGTAATCTTGCAAAACTTTATCTAACAGTTCAACAAGAGCCATGTTTATAGCCCTTGCCTGTTGTATAGGTATTTTAACCTCTTTACTTTGTGTCTGTTCGGCAGCTCGTAAAATCTGTGCAAATTGTGATAACGGTGTTGTATTAATTTGATTTTGCATTTGCAAGAACCTGTTTCATTTCAATTTCAGTTTTAAACGGGCCTTTATAAGGGTAGCGTTCGATAGTGATTGCTTTAGGACAAAAACTCTTAACCCAACCTTTATCAAATTTAATGATATAGTAACCGGCACAATACAAACTTTTACTTTGAGCACTTTTTGTAAAAAGCGGTAATTTACGTCTCACATCGTACATTGCATTGTTAGGTTTGCAACTGGTTGGATAGCCGTGACACTCTTTTGGTTCAAGAGTGGTAACTTTAACTTTAGAATTTCTAAGGAAGAAATCACTGCCAAATTGTTTAGTAAGCTCTTCTTTTTTGTTAAAAATAACTTCACCGGTAGTACTACTCAATAAAAATTTATTATTTTCTTTTTTATGAAGTGTGGCAATTTTTTCCCCGTTCATTTCAACAATCCAAAACTTGCCGTCGACAATAGGTTTTGCGTGTATCTCTGTCATTATTTTTTCCTTGTACGTTTGGGTTTTTCTAAGGGTTTATTTTCAACGCTAGCAATTGCTTCACGAACATCTCGTTGTAACGCTTCCCAGTCCCATACAAAATCAACACGACCATCTTCGTACTCTGTTCTGGTACTATGGCTACCAACAGTTACTTTGGGCCAGGATTCTGTAATTTCTTCTTTCTTTTTACGTGCCATATTTATGTCCTTTGATATTTTGCCTGAAATGGTTCTGCATACTGCTGAATATTGTCTGCAATTTTTTTCATATCCCAAGCATTGCAAAATTTAAGCATACGAATGCCTACCTGTGTTACATCTTTTGGTACACAATCAACTTCAATAGTTTTACGAATAAGTTCTTTAATTTCTTCGGGCTGTGCAGAGAGATCGATGAGTGTACGGTTTCGCTCATAATCTTCTTTTACTCGATGTTCTTTACCTTCGTGATCAACCCATCTCTGAAGCATGAGATTGTTCCACGAAAATCCTCGGCTGTTACGATCCTCGAACGCTTCAGTAAGACCAACTTTGTTTTTAGTACCTTTAACACGCACACCCGGATACGCTGAGAAGACATTATCACTGGTATCACCACGCATACATTTTTCGAACAAGAGCCACTCTGGGTTAGGGATCTCTTTTGCTTCGCCTGTTTTTTTATCTTTAACAAGTTTACCTTTGGCATCAAATATCCCTTCGTGAGTAATATGGTGTTCTTGAACACCATTGTACTGACTGACATTCGGAGCAATCAATTGATAAAAGTCGCTGTCTGTCGAAATAATCACATGTTTACTGCCGGGATGATTTTGAATGAATCCAGCAATTAAGTCATCTGCTTCTAGTTGTGGATGATGCAGAACTGTACAGTTAGTCTTTTCGTTAATAAAGTTTTTAAATTCATCAAAGGCTTCCCAAAAAAGTTTATCTTCTTCTTGTTCTTTTGGGCTTAGTGCAGCTCGAGCATCAGAGCGATTGCGTTTGTAAGGCTCGTAAAAATCTTTTCGCCATGAACGACCCTCTAAACAGAATACTACATGGCTACCGCCAAAGTCGTTCCATGCTTTCTTAATTGAATTAAATGTGATATGAAACGCCATTCCAAGTTTGATATCACTAGAACCGTTTACTACATGTCTGGCACGGAAAAATGTATTAGCTGTGTCAACAATAATATAAGTCATGGTCTGTTGTATGAGTTGGGTTGTAAGTAATTATAGCCTAAATTTGTATCAAAGTCAACCCAATTGGTAGATAAGAACGGTGTCCACATCTTATACTCATATTCATGCGGTTTTAAAGTTCTCATCAAATCGATAAAATAATCAAATCTTTCGTTTTTGTGTAAGTGTGCTTTACATTTTTCTTTAGTAATTTTCCAAAATTCGGAATCATAAGTAGATCCGCCGTGATACATAAAACAAATAAAATTTTCAATATCTTCTGCTTCGTGAG